TCCAGTATTGCGACTCAAAGTCATCAAATATTGTGGGCGCTCTATCAGAAACGATAACCTGAGAGATTCCAAACCAAGGCCCTTCATTTGCCCCAGGATCGCGCGAAGTCTTTGGCTGGCTCTTTTCACGTTTGTGCGATTTTATTTCGCTATGGGTCATTTCTATGGCTTTCCCATTTGCTTTTGGCATTTCCTGGTATATTCCTTGCAATAATCCTGATAGGATTTAATTTGTTCTTGGCAAAGTCTTTTGAAATTAGCGTCATTGAAATTGATCTTTTTGCCCGAGTGGCGAAATTCTATGTAATGAAAAGTACATGTAGGAGTACTGTCTGTCACAGGGCATTCTTTGCAATATTGCTCGCCTCTTTTTCTTAAGGCTATTTCAAGATCTTCATTTGACATGTTACTTTCTTCCTTGGCCTTTTCTTGTTCCTGCTTCATTTGATCAGGATTTCTCAGGAAGTGAAATATAGCACGATCGAGGGTTTTATTGATAAAAAAACCTGGAGTAGTCACGTATTCAATTACTTTCTTGGAAAATTCGGGTGCATAGTCACGTTTAATACGTTCTTTGTCTTTGGCATCTATAGCGACCGATTGGAGAAAAACCCATTCGTCATTCTCTATTCCCTTCCCTCCCTCCCCTTTTTTATCAGGTTGGGGATCTTCCAAAATGGAACTATTTAAGGAGGGAGGGTTATTTGAAGGTTTAGAATCTGGTTTAGTATCTGGTATAGGTGGGACAATTTTGTCCATCGATGAGACAATTTTGTCCGTCGACAGACAATTTTGTCTTTCGTAAGACTTTTTTGAATCTTCTGAGAGTGAAGGTACATAAATCTCTTCGTTAACAAAAGCATACCAACAAGTTTTATCCATTGCCGATTTATTAAAATTTCCTTTTAAAATGACTTCCATTTTTTCAAGATTTTCCATTGCGTATTTAATCTTTCTCTCATTAAGAAAAGGAAAATGATCAGCTATTTCCTTTAGAGTTTGATATGTCCAGGTTCGACCTTCAATGAGATTGGCTTGTTTATTCTTATTGAAGCGTATCCAGAATTGAAGATGCCGGATTAGGAACGCTTCTTCTATCCCATATTTGGTGGCCATGACCACATCAACGGAATAATTTTCACCTGATGGCCGAGGAACTTCTTGTAAAGACATTTTTTTTCTCCTTGTTTTTTGTTGCAATAAAACCAGCGAAAACAGGAGAATGATATTCAAGAGATAGTATTTGGTTTGATGAGTTTGGCGACTCATTGAATATCATAGTTGACCCTGTGTTGCGTTCTAATCCTATTGTATAAGCTTGTAGCCTTGGTTGGTTGCAGGCAGTAAGGGGCCCCGAGTAATCGGGGCTTTTTACTTTTCTAGCGACTATTCCAATTTCAAGCATGGGTTTATATTATTGAGACTAAAGGACTTTTCTTTTTGTCACGATTCACAATCCTATTTTTCTGCATTTCGTGGAAGAATTTTTTTTGATCCATCTCGGTAACTAGACCTTGCGTACATTTGGTGATCTTTTCCATTGTTTTCTTTCTTGGGTTTCTGTGGCCATGTAAAATCATGGATATTGTCACTCTAGGAAGGCCGGCCGCTTCGGCTATGTCGCTAACTTCCAATCCGTCATTCTTGTAAAGAAATTCTTTAATGTGCATATAAGACCTTAGTTGTGAGGGAAATTACAGGCGCATTTTGCCTTAATCCGAAATTTCTTTGCAAGACCATAAATTTACGGTTGACTAAAAAACGTGACATTTGTTATGTTTAAATGTAACCAACCAAGGAGGCCAATATGGCATACAGAAGTTATGATAGCTGGAAATGTGACCCAATCGATGTAGATTATCAGAGGATATGCAGAGATGAGGACATGAATCCCATCCGCTCTCAGAAAGAAGCGGTCGAGACATTAGCGAGTAATCTTTTTACCTCAAAGTTTGATGAGCTCAAAATGTGTTATGCCATGCAAAAGCTTATGACCGCGCATAATATAGAGGCCGATTTCGATGTGGATGTTGAAGATCTCTCAATCATTAGCACGAACGCAGCTTATCATCAAAGAAAAAGCTTAGAGCAAAGATTGGAGGATCTAAAAAAAGCCATGAGACGGCACTTAACGATGCTAAAAGATCAGATCTACGGTGATCAAGATGTGGATCATGACACGATTAACGGAGCTATATCCAATCTTGAATGGCTATGCGATGAAGATATTTCAGAAAAAAAAGTTACAGTTAGGAGAGTTTAAGTATGACAAGCAAACAATTAACCCTTATACAGCCGGAAGATCACTTCGGCTCTGCTTTAAAAGAGATCGAGCAAACCGAGAAAATGTGCGGGATGCTCATGAAAACTGCTCATTATCAAAAGATGGGACAAGAAGGGATCTTTGCAATTGTGTCCAAAGCCAAAAGCTTGGGCATTAACCCCCTTGAAGCTTTAAATGGTGGACTTTATTTCGTTCAAGGCAAGGTAGGGATGTCATCTGAGATGATGGCATGCCTGATTAGACAAGCGGGCCATAGTATTACCAAAGATGCTAAATCCAACAATTCACAAGTGATCCTTCATGGGAAAAGAGCGGATAATGGCGATACCTGGACAATTGTTTTTAGCATGGAAGATGCGAAAAGAGCTGGAATTGCCAAGATGATGTACGACAAATACCCTGGGGTGATGCTTTACAATCGGGCTATGTCGATGCTTGCAAGGCAGCTTTTCCCCGATGTGATCAAAGGAGCTGGCTATACTCATGACGAGCTTAGGGAGATAGCAAGAGGCAAAGATGAAGCTCCACGGTTTGAAACAAAGCCTGAAGAGCTTCAAATGTCCGATGCTAAAGTAGAAGAGGAAAAGCTTATTTCTTCCGAGCAATATGATGAGCTTGCAGCTCTATTAGAAAAATGCTCTCCTGATTGTCAACAGGCAATTAATGATTGGCTTGTCTCAAAGCAAATGAACTCTTTGCAAAACCTGCCTCTTAAGATGTACGAATCTGTGAAAGGCAAGCTGACGAAGAATAGCGTAGAGTATCAGCAATCGGTGACATTAATCGAAGAAATAGCCGTGGAGGCTTAGATGAATCGAAAGACTAGGAAATTGCGTTTCATCAGGATCAAAAACTCTTGGCGTAGTGATCTTAAAAACACTTCGATTATTGATATCACTACATCTATGGATCATGGGTTTTTACATAATCCTAAGCATCCATTGAATAGAATAATAATGGACTTCAAAAATAGAGATGAAATAGTGAAATACGGAGTGATAAAAACATGGCCAATATCAATACGATGAATCCACAATTTATACAGGGCACGCCGCAATGGCATGCCCTACGCAAAACCAAGATTGCCGCAAGTGACGCTCCCGCAATCATGCAAGTATCGCCCTGGAAAACTCCTTTAGATGTTTGGAATGAAAAGTGTCACCTGCCTTGCAAGGACAAAAAAAGCCCTTTTATGCAGAGAGGTCTAGATCTTGAGCCGCAGGCTCTACAAACGTTCGAGCAGATTACGGGCTATCTTATGATGCCTAAAGTGGTCTTGCATCCTACAATCGACTATTTGATGGCTTCCTTAGATGGCATGGAGCTTTCAGGTAAAGCAATCGTTGAGATTAAATGCCCTGGTCAAATTGACCACAATTGCGCTTTAGATGGAGAAGTGCCAGCAAAATATATTCCTCAATTAATGCACCAAATGGAATGTTCCGGCTTGAAAAAAGCTTACTATTTCAGCTATACTTTAACGTCATACAAGGTTTTAGAAGTCCATTTCGATGAAAAGTATGTAGAAAATCTTTTAAAAGAAGAAGCTGAATTCTGGAATTGCGTACTAACGAAAACAGAACCTAAATCAAAAAAAAACTATATACAAATGAATAGTCAGGAGTGGACAGATGCAGCAAATCAATACAAGGAAATCGGGCGCCAAATCAGTCTTTTGGAAGATCAACGAAAAGCGTATAAAGACTGCCTATTTGCAATGGCTAATGGTATGCAGACGCAAGGAGCAGGAGTTACCTTATCTAAGATCACAAGGAGAGGCAAAGTGGACGTTGATGCTCTCGCCAAAGACGCGAAACTCGATCCAGAAAAGTATAGGGAGCCTAGCAAAGAAGAATGGAGGATAACTTGAAGTCATCAAATTTTACAGAGCCCACCGATGAGGAAATTGATCAACTGCGCGGTTTGTCGGATTTTATGGTAAACTATTGCGAAAAATATCAAATATCAAACTTAAAAATTATTGCTTTCCTGTGCCAAGCCTTAGAGTCATGTTTCAAAAATTCGGGATTGCCTCCAAAGGTAATTCATGAAGTTTTGAACAGACTTAGGGAAGACTCAATTGCAAAAAAATGATTATGTTTCTGCCACGCCAAACTGATCTATTCGAAGACCATGACGATTTTTCCCAAATGGAACTTCGTCTCGGCCATCTCGAAGATAAATTCGGTAATGTCCAAAGAGGCCTATTCGCTAGACATAAGAAGATGGAAGACGTCCAGGCCGAGCTTTTCAAGATGATCATAGATCTTAAAGAGGAAATGGCTAAAATTAGAGAACTGATGATTAAAAGGAAAAAATGACAGTTTCAAGAAATCGAGAAGACGCTTCCCTTAAAATAAAAACTGTTATAAATCATTGTATCAATAAAGAATATTCTACTAAAGATATAGGAAACGCTCTAGGTGAAAATTTAATGCTATTATTTGTTTGTGCTCACATGAGCGTAGATGCTTTTTCTATTCTGCTTAAAAATATGAAAGAAGGGTATGCGAATCTTAAAGAACAGCATGATAAACTAAAAGAACAAGATGAAATTATTAAACCAACCCAGGAAAATAAATGAGAACTTTACTTTGTGTTTTATTAAGCCTATTTTTTGTGTCTTTAGGTATTGCTTCAGAAAAGATCTACATTGATATAGATGATTTAAGCTATGCAGATGAGACTTTTCATATCCACGAAGGCGAAAACATATGGATTCAAAGCAATGTAATCCATAGCGAGCCCAGGGGTTTTTACATTTACGAAAGTGATATCGTGAAATCTCACGAAGGCGCTTATGAAAAGAAATGGCGTTGCCCATACTGTAATAGCCACTGGCCAATAGGAACGCCGTGTCAAAATCCTAATTGCCCATCTAAATACAAATAAGCGATGTAAAGCGGATTTACATTTTAGCGGGCAGTTGTAAGGGCGTAGTTCCAGGTAACTAGATCTAAGTCAACTGTTCCGCTACCAGCGTTTGCAACGCCCCAGTTTATGCCTAATTTTGCTGATGTAGGAATATTAGTGCTTATTGGAGAGTTTGCAATCTGTGCAAGATTAGCTAATGTTGTACCAATGTAAAATGAAGCGCTTGTGGCAGCGGCATTAACTACGATTTGCGCTACAGTCCAGGCGGTCGTTACGGCAGTTGATGAATTAGCCGTGGTTATTGTGCTAGCGGTTGCAGTTTTCCCCTGCCAGTTACCGGAGTTAACGCCGTTTTGCCCAATCAAATATACGCCATTAACTGCATCCGCACCAGGTTCGGGAACATCTGTTAAACCCATAGAGACCGTATAAGTTGTTAAGCTGTTTATGCGAAAATAAAATGTCACCGTCAAAACACCTCCACCCAATTGAAGAGTACCAGTAGGCCCTGCGACATATCCTTTAAAAAGTCCAAAATACCCCGTGGTTTTACTAGAAACAATTCCGGGATGTCCAGCCACAATAATACTAGCTGAGGGAATAGTGGCACCGCTAGCAAGAGCCCATGGTGTGTCACCGAATGTCAATGCTGACGCAGCTCCTTCGTTGATAAAATCATCGAAACCATCTAGAACAGAATTGACGCTTGGACTCCCGGCACCTCCAACGATAGTGGTGTTTCCTCCAGTGCCATCGGGATTTATTAATGTGATCCCTCCGGTAGCTTGAAAAGTTCGTCCATTCCAAACTCCAGTCGAAGTCTGACTTTGATAACCTGATGCGCTTGCGTCGAGAGAATTTGCTAAAATCATGATTTCCTCAATTTATAAAATTTAGTACTTTAAGCATTGATTGCCTATGTGACAGTCCAAGTTCCCTGAGGGCCAGTAAGAGAAAACCAAATCGAATCAGAAGCTCTAAAAACTAAAGTTATGGAATCACCGTTTTTATTTGATGCACATGTTCCAGCAGATGCAGAAATTGCTGTACCGACTTGAATTTTCTGCCCAGTATTTGCGGTGATCGTTAAAATCCCAGAAGCAGAATCAACTACAAAAGCAATCATATTCCCTTGCGATGGAGAAGCGGGCAATGTTGCTGTCGCTGTAGCAGTCACAAAATAACCATTACCAACAGCAGCACTAAAACTTATTGCTTCATCTGTCCAAGTCGATACGCCAGCTGTTGAGGTTATGGTAATGCTATTGGCTGCATTTGTGATGCTGATTCCCGTTCCTGCCGTCAAAGTAGCTGCTGCCGGAGCTCCTGAACCTGAGCCTATAATTAATTGTCCATTAGATGCTAAGGCGGTAATGACTGGAGTGCCTGAGGTTCCTGTAGTCAAAACGCCATTATTTGCTGTAGTAAGGCCTGTCACGGTATTTGCAGCGGAAGAAAATAGAATTTGATTGATAGTTGTAGTTAATGGATAAGTGGCCGTACTAAAAGCGGGATCTGCAGAAGCTCCTGCGCTTTGCAAAACTTGTCCTACTGTTGCTGTTGGGCCCACTTTGGTTATAGTCGCTGTGCCTGCGCCAACTAAAACGGCATGGTTAGTAAGTCCTGTCAATTGTGTAGTCAGCGTGTTAGTGCCGGGACTTCCTACGATCGTTATGCTTCCACTTCCAACTGTGTTGATATTATTACCAGACGGGCCGACCGCGCCGCCAGAATTACCTGTCAAGGTCTCAGTAACGGGGCCGCTTCCGGCTACATCTATTGTGATATTGGGAGCTGAATAACCGATTGTGAGGGTTCCTGATGGGGAAGTAAGGTTTCCGGGTCGAATGTTAGGATAAGCAGTAGAGCCGATCAGTAATTGTCCGTTAGTGGTAATCTGCGCAAGATGCGGTTTAGCCGCATTGGCATTAAAGTTAACGTTATTACAGACTAAGACATCATTTTCAAAACCCATAAAATCCTATGATACAAAAATGTAAGTTCCTACAGCATTCCAGTCTATTGTTAACCCTACGACTCCTTGAGCTGAAATAACTACACTATTCCCCGAAGCAGTCACCAAAATATCGGAAGCATTTAAGGCGGCATCCTCTAAGCAAATCTCATCACTATCCCCTGCCGAAACTATTCTCGCAGCTGCTCCCGTAGATGCAGCACAAATGAATTCAAAGTAAGAAGTGGAAGCGGGGCCAGTTGACGTATAACCTGCGACATTAAGTTGAATCGTATAAGTGCCAGCAACAGCTCCAAGAGGAAAAGTAACTAAAGCAGTTGTAACAGCACCTGCAGTGGTAGCTGTGCCTGTTAAACGATTGGTGAGCGTAAAAGTTTCTGTACTTGTGGCAGGATTTCCCACAACGACTATGCCATTCGCATTATTGGCTGTTGAGGTGCCTCCAAATAGGTTTATATTATTCCCTGATGGCGGGACTGGTCCGCCTTGGTCTCCTGTTACGGTCTGAACAGGAGTTCCGCCACCACCGCCACCCGCTACATTAAGAATTCCTGCTTGGCTCATTAGGCTACCACCAGGTATTGAACTACAAGATACACAAGACCTGTACCCGCTGCCGCACCTTTAACCATGATTTGAGTTCCAGCAGGAAGAGCAGGCATAGCGCTAACTTGACCTACTTTACCTTCATCATAAAGCCAAAAGGAATTGGCGGGAGCTACATCTACGTCATTTACTCCATCAATAGAGATCGTGACGAGAACCGTTGAAGCGTTCACTAGTTTAACAATGTATCCCGCATGGATTAAAGGAGTTCCTAAATTGTTATAGCCAGTGCTAAACCCTGCTGAGGCAGAATCTATTGTCCTCAAAGTCTCCCAAGCGATTCTCTGCGAATAACCCATTAACTACCTTCTGGTTTAGCTTCTTCTTTAGGAGGCTCTTTTTCAGCCTCTTCTTTTGCTTTCTGCTCTTGTTGAGCTTTTACCGCATCTTCTATCTGACCCACATATTTTAGAGCTTGGAATAGCACTTCTTTGAGATCTAAAACGGGAGAGTCCATATCACAAAGGATTTGATACACTTTATTATTGATAGTGAATTCAAGTCTTGAGATGTTCTTTAGCATTTTTTTACCTTTAGTTCATCACCCAGAATGTCAATGTTATATTGGCAACGCTTGTAACCATGGTAGCGCTTGTTCCATTGGTTACGATGACAGCTACAGTACCAGCGCCAGGAGTAATGCTTGCTATTGACAAAGCTGAACCCGCTGTTGCTCCTGACATCCAAACTGCCACTACAGTTGACGCTCCGGTTATTGTTGAATTTGTTATTGTTAATGTTTGCGAGCCGCCTGAAGCGATGCTAATACCGCTAAACGTTACTTGTCCAAAACGATTATTACATGTTTGTGGACTTGCTCCGGCAGCAACCACGGTAACAGCTGTTTTGATACCGCCAGATCCTGCAATAAGTTGAATTGCATCTGTAGTAGCATTTGTTGATTTAAATGTTGCTGCAACTCCTGTTCCTGCTGAAGTATCTACGGCAAGACCAATTCCGGCTCCAGAAGCAAGTGTAATCGTTGTAGGAGACTTTACAGCGAATGAACCGCCAACAATACCTAGATTTACTGTCGTTGCAGCTCCTGTAGCAAAATTAACAATTTGTGTTGATCCAGTTGAAGCCCCTGACAAAACGTTTAAAGTATATGTGCCAGCAGTGCCTATTCCAGCCATAATATTTACTGTTTGATTCGCAGCTGGTGTCGCACCTGAAAGCAAATTAAGAACGTTAGGGCCTGCTATTGATGTTCCACTCAAAACGCTAACGGTTTGTCCTGTTGCATTTGTTGCTTGGCCTATTGTTATAGATCCTGTCATGGCAGTTCCGCCAAGAGCTATAGTTCCTGTTGTCATCAGGTTACCAACAGAAAATGATCCGGCTAATTGAGTATTTCCAATTTGGATAACGTTTGCTCCTGTTCCTCCCAGCGTAATATCTGTTCTTGCAGATCCTGTGCCAGCTAAAATAGTTTGAGTTGTGCCAGTAGAATTCCCGGTGAGTATATTAACGGCATATGTCCCAGCAGTTCCGATGCCAGTCATAATATTAAGTGTCTGATTCGCAGCTGGTGTAGCGCCAGAAAGAATATCTACCCTGTTATTTCCTGCTATGCTTGCAGCACTTTGGATGCTCACAATTTGCCCAGCTGTTGAATCACCTAATGTAATTTGGCCTGTTTGAGCAGCAGATCCAAAAGACATTGTAGCACCAGCCGTAGCTGTAGTCATACTAAAGTTGCCTGCGGAGCCTACTTGGATTCCAATCGCTCCAGCAGATGCGCCGCCGATCGTTGTTGCTGCACCACCAGAGTTATTAATTAAGGTGGTTCCTATAACGGTTAAGGCTCCCGTTGTTAAAGTACCTGCTGTAGTTGCACCACCGTTAAAAGTAGCCAATCCCATAAAGGTTGAAGTAGAAGAAACAGCAAGTGTTGATAGGGAAGTAAGACCCGTAACGCCTAATGTGGTACTAAATGTACCTGAGCTAAATGTAGAGGCCCCTGTTACACCTAGTGTTGTGCTGAATGTGCCCGATGTAGCAGAAAGAGAGGATAGAGTGGAGGCCCCTGTTACACCTAGTGTTGTGCTGAATGTGCCCGATGTAGCACTCAAAGTTGCTAATGTAGTAGCCCCTGTCACGCCTAAGGTTGAACTAAATGTACCTGTAGTTGCGCTCAAAGAAGCTATTGTAGAAGCTCCAGTAACTCCAAGCGTTCCGCCCACTGTGGCATTTCCTGCAAAAGCTGCTAAGCCAGAAGCATTCAATGTTGTCGCTGCTACAGGTCTAGGAGTTGTACTTCCAAATCCACCAACTGGAGGCGCTGCAAAAACAGCAGCCAAATTGCTTGGCTGCAAGGCTGTATTTGGATTCGGAGCGGTTCCTAGAACAGCATTAGCATCTGTTTCAAGAAAAACAATCCCTGCTGCTGCCGTGGTGGCAACTGTTGCTCCTGCTATTGCCACACTATTAACGAAAGTAAACACATCATTTGCTAAAGGTACGACAGCGCCTGCTGGAGCCGATCCGGCTTCAAGTTGAGCTAAGGTACTTAATGTTACTGTTCCAGGAGTAGTTGTAGTGGCTTGATTGGCTCCAGCGGTTGACCATGATTGTCCGTTATAGACATATTCTACAGGTGGAGTTTGTGAATTATCAAAATAGGATTGGCCTAGAGCCCCTTTAAATCCTGTTGCAGGAGGTCCATTGCCACTCAAAACAGGAGGAGGAACGTTTATGAAACCACCTAAGCCATATGCTAAACCTGACATACATACATCCTTGTAAAAACATAAGTTGAATTAAAGAAATGATTATGTCAATAGATAAAGACAAGAAATTCTTTCAGATAGCTAATGGATATATCATGGTATATAATGGATCTATGCAGAATGAAATATTAACAGTTGCTGAGTTTGCAGCAAAAATAAAGGTTAAACCTTTAACTGTTCTCAAACTAATCAAGGAAGGCAAAATACTGGCTTTTAGACTATCTGAGGCTAAGAAAAGCCCTTATAGGATAAAAGAATCAGAGATTGAGAGACTGATAACGTTCGAACTGGAAAGAAACCGTATTAAAAAGGACACATCACATGAATGAAACATGGATTCAAGTAATAGCAATCATAGGATCAAATCTAGTGATCATGCTCACTTTTTTTGGAGTATCTATTTCGCTTCATAATGGAATGAGGGAAGAAATTAGAGGAATTCGTGAAGATCTGGCGGCTTTTCAGGCTACTATGGCACAAGAGACTAAAGAGTTTCATGGAAGACTTTGCGTCATTGAAGAAAGGAATAAGGATAAATAATATGAATGATAAAAACTGGTTCGTACACGTCGAATGGGTGGTTGTATTAGTCACCCTGTTAGGAGGATTCTACCTTCTTGACGGCAAGATAGAAAGGCAAGGGGCTAGAACCGATAGACTTTACGAAATGTATGTAGATACGCAAAAAGAAATAAAGCAAATGTATATCAATAGGCTTGGGGAAAAATGATAATAGGATTCATAGGGGGAATTATTGTTCTTCTGTTTTTTGCTGAAGCTTGAAAATGAAAATAAATTCTTAATTAAGAGGTAAAACAATGACTTGGCTAATCATCTTTGCACTAGCACTATATTACGACACCGTTACATCTCGTTAGATTGCTGCATCAGAGGAAGTATATATGGACACAACTTACCAAATATTTGGAAAAGTTCAGGCTGAGATCCTTTTTCTGAAGCAAGAATAGCTTGTTCAGCTAATTTTAGAAATTCGGGATCGGCTAGCAAACTGCTTAACTTTCTTGCTCCTATAACGCCTCCAACTGTTTTTGCAAGTGGCCAAGGATTACCCATTAGAACATGAGCAACATCACTCATGCCTTTTGCCATTACAGCAGCATCTGCGGCTACTACTCCAGATTTTGAAGCGTTATAAAACTTATCGGCAGCACTAGCTAATTTGCCCGCATTTTTTTGTAATCTTTCTAGACGCTTAAAACCTTCTTTTCCTAGAATTTCCTTAAATATTTCTTTGTTATTGGATTTTTCAAGAAGTTTTGAAAACGTTCCCAATTTTACCTGCTGTGTAGCACTATCGACTAGGTTATCCCCTATTGCTTTATCAAGTTTTGAACGTTTTAGACTATTGAAAATCTCTTTACCTTCAGGTGATTTAGAAAGCACTTTATCCAAAGTTCTAATGCCATGTGTAGTATTCATTTTATTAAGAAGTTGAGATGGATCAGATGATCTCAAAAGTTGCTCAACTTCTCTACTTCTAAAAGTTTTCGCATGTTGGGAAAATCTCTTATTGGCGTTTATGTAATTTTTGGCGAAGGTCGGATTTTGTTTGCCATGAGAAATAATGGCCTTATCAATCTCTTTGACCACTTCTTTGAGTAATTGTTTAGCGCCTCCCTGCACTTCATAATTTATGATGTCATTCAAGGCGATTTTATTATTCATGAGTTCTTTCACATCCGCATACATAAGTTTTCCCGATGAGTCGTAAAGATCTCTCTTTAACTTTTCCAATGTATTCAGAACTGTTTGCTGTTCAGTAGATTTGATAGAGCCTGGAATTAAATTTTTCTCCAATTTTTCTATTACGGAGGCCAGTTTATTAGAATCTACGAAAGACTTTTCTTTTAGTGATTTGGTGGCATTTTCGTAAAGTTGGCGTGTCGCCTTTAAATCGGTTTCTCTAATTGTCTTTATGCCTTCTTTTACAGCTTCTCCGGCTTCATGGGCGGTTGCATATTTAGCTTCTCCTAAAGATTCTGCTAATCCCCTATATTCCCTTTTGATTTGATCCGTTAACTCATGTCTAAACTCATCCAAAGCTTTTCCAGTTAAACCAGATTGAGCCAATCTAGACTGAGTCCATTTAATCAAATTGCTATCCGTAAGCGTTCCTAGGTCAGCTTGTAGACCAGATTTTTTGAAATCCTCAATGATTTCTTTTTGTAGGTTAAGTTTTTCCTTTGGGGTAAACTTAGCAGATAATTCGGCTAGATATTTTTTAGGTTGAGCTACGGCTTTAGAGCCTTCTTTACTTAAAGCTGAAGTGCCACCGCCAGCCACATCTCCTATTACAACCGCTGCCATTGTACCTATAGGCCCGAAATTGCCTTGTTCGGCCATTTCCAAAGCAGTTCCCGCTCCAATTCCCCTCAAAAGATCTGATCCGCTGGGAGCAATGGCTTTAATCGCTTCTTTTGCAGTAATGCCAGTTTTCGCTAAATTGGCCAATTTGGTAGGGTTTTTTATAAAACCAATCCAATTAGCCGCCTTTTCGGCTATACCTTCAGGATGTAAATCTAATCCCGTTGCTTTTTCAGCTAATCCCCTTACGCCTATATCTGCGGTTTTAACGTATTCAGAGGCTTTTTCAGGATCTTGCATTTGTTCACTGAGATGTTTATATAATGCCTCGTCTTGTTCATCCCAGAGACCCATAGATTTTTGCTCTAAGAGCCTTTCTATGTCTTCGCCGACTCCTTCCCTATATTGAGCGGTTTGTGCTTCTTTAGAGGCCAAAGGGGCCACTCCGATCTCATATGGAAGCAAAGCATTTTCAGCAGCGCCTAAAGCTGCTTGAGTTCCTAACCTTCCCGCTTTTTCAGATAATGATCTTTTGGGTTTAAATTCTTCTAGATGCTCATTGATTTCTCCAGGTGAATACCCCGCATCAATCGCGCCTTGAACGTCAAATTTGGGATTATGTCGAAGCAATTTTTGGTTTATATCAGAAGCTGAATGTTTGGGCTTATTGGATTGAACAAAAGAATTTATTTCCTCGTCACTATATCCGGCTTTTCTGGCTCCTTCATAATCAAAATTGCTATTCATTTTACCTCTGGAATGAAGACAATGGCGGTCGATTCTTTTTATCGGATGGTTTTGCTGAACCGCCTTCTTGGCCTTCAAATTTTTGAAGAGAATTATTTATAATCCGCTCCATAGCATCTAAAACACCTTCAGCTCTAGCATCGGTAATACTTGGGTCATAAAGTTCTGCTGCTAGCGTTTCAAATTCTTTTTGGTTCCTGATTGGAATGTTTGACGCATATTGAATAAGAGATTTTCCTAGTTGTTCGTATTCTCCCGCTTGTTGCCTTGTTTCTGGAAAAGGAGAATAATTTGTTCCAATCCCTAAATTGCCTTTCTTTCGGATTGCCCTCATTCTTCCAACAACATCTAAAGCTCCTCTTAAAGGTTCTTCTTCTCCTCTTAATTTTTCTCCCGCCTCTTTGAGTTTTCTTTGACCTGCTTCATCGGCTAATTTAGATTCAAAACCGTATTTTTGTTCTTGGAGTTGTTGTTGAAGCATATTTTTAAAAATAGCTTCTTGAAATTCAGGCGGAGCATCCATTCCTGTTAATTTTTGAAGTTGAGAAGCTTTTTTCTGCTGCTGCTCTTGCTGTGCAAAATTTTGCAATCCCTGGCCTATAACATCTGAAAACCGTTGCCCTCTACTTGGGCCTTTTAACGAAGGAAGTACTTGAACCATAAAATCACCTAAATCCCTGGGCTAAAATGATTGGCAAAATTGTATGCAAAGTCCTGATTTTTAAATGGCGATAGGTCTACTCCTGCTCCAAAGCCTCCGCCTTGTCCTCCACCACCGCCACCGCCAAAAGAGTTACCAAGACCATATCCTAGTTGGGCGCCTGCCATAGCACCACCTGGCCCTCCAAGTAAAAACCCTCCAAGTCCTCCTACGCCTGCTCCTATAGCCCCACCCCATCCACTTTGCTTCTTAGGTTTTTCATATAGGAAGCTCTCGTAAGGTCTTTGACCAAGAAGTGTATTGCTCATTCCCATGAGGTCTTGAATGGCCTGTCTTTGAAGTCCTTGCCGTTGCGATTGAAGTTGCTCGGCAAAATTAGATGCCCCGGCTGTTGCTTCATTCTGAAAACCGCTGCTTTTTCTGCCTCCCATACCCATGCCACTAAATCTAGAAGCAAGTTGCCCTTGTGCGCCTTGAAACTGTCTATGGGCTGGAGCTTCTATCTCATTGAAAAAGCTTTGATCTCCACTTGCAAGTTTAGATAGGTAACTTTCTGGACCCACATGAGAAAACTGTTGCTGAAAAAGCTGCATCTGTTCAGGAGTGAAGTTTTGCAATTGTCCCACTTTATACCCTGAAGGGAGCTTATTCCCCGCTCTTCCTGCTGGCCCCATTGAACCTGTCATTGAAGTCATAATTCCCCCATGTAAATCCGCTTTACATCAAACTATCAAAAAATTATTTAAACTGCACTAAGCCACTCAAGCACTATAATTCCTTGCACGATTGCGGGCGCTCCTGCTCCTGCTGCTATAACAATATTTCCTGATACAGTACCCACGCTAGGAGTTACATGAAAAGTCAATTGTCCTGCAATAGGAACTAAACTATTAGCATAAATCACTCCATAGAAGTTCGTGCCATCTGTGAAACTCCCGTAAGAGTTAGGAGAAACAAAGGCTATATTCGTAAAAATCTCATGGGGAATAGGAGCTGTTGATGTGAATTTATAAACTTGCCTAAGGGACTGCTGTTTTGAAGAACCTTGTAAAACAAACCATTCTTCGCCTGTTATAGCTGCTCCGTTTGTAGGATAAAGCCCGATTACCCGAGCATTTACCGCGTTGGCTATATCAATCCAGCTCTTATTGATCTGAAGATTTAGCCTCTCAGGGTCTTTAGGAAACTCTTTGGCTACCCTAAGATAAGAAGATTGATTAACAATAGTTGTCATACTAAAAGCTGGCTGGGTTGCACGTCTAAAATAAAACCGTGAAGCTCAATTTCAGAGAAAGCATTGGAGGAGACTTGCTCAACAGTTCCGCCTGACATGTAAGGTGAAAAGAAAGTTGAATTAACATCAATAGTAATGGAAGTAGGGCCAACTGCTGAAACAACATAGACATTCCCATTAAGTTGAATCATTCCTAAAACTCCATTGATCTCGACCAAACTTCCGGTATTCATGTTAAAAGGAGGCGTAACGGTAAGCACGGCTGGATTAGCTTGTGTAATTCCTGTAATTACTATGGGATTGTCTACCGGATCTTCTCCACTGATTTGTTCTACTGAAAGAGTAAATCCTATTTGTACCGTATCTCCAATTAATGAAGTATTCATCCTATGCCAAGTCTGTGCCTGCTGTCCTGCTGTTACAATCTGGAGATTAGTATTTGCAGGATTAGACATATTTGAACTAATTGGAACAAGTCCTAAATTGGTACTCTCAGGGCATGTATAGAGTATTTGGCTATAAATAAGCGTATTATTAGTCGATAATGCAGAAGGAACAATAGGCCCTCCGTTATAAGGAGTGGAAGAGTTTTGACTAAGATAGATCTGCAAAGTTATTTGTCCCGTTTGAGTAGTAGTGAAAAGATATTGCTGAGGCCCAAGCCTTGTTTTCCTTGCCATTTCCCAAGCTACCGGGAATTGCTTCGTTAAGATGAGAGGAACGTAAATCCTGGTGATTAATCCTCCCCCTAAATATGTAAATGATCCGGTAAGGTTAGGTTCGATGGTGAAATTATTATTGTCCACTACAGTTATCTGGAAGGTGAAAGAGTTGATTTGAGGATCTACTGTGCCCAAAGCTCCGGTGATAACAATATAGTCTCCTGTATTTAGACAGTGATCGGGAGAGGTGATAGTAGAACCGCTTATTGCTTCAATGAAAAGAGAAGTTCCCTCCCCTGTTCCCACACCTCTACCTAAAACAAAACCCTGCTGATTGCCTCCTATTACTAAAGGCTGTAAAAGCTCTGACTCCCCTGCATCCCAAGGTTCATTCCAGTCATTCCACGTAGGATAGATATTGCCGACTGTCGCCCATGTAAATCCTGTTTGCTTTCTAAAAGATCCATAGGTGGTATAGCTTTCAAAGAAAATGCCCCACGATCTGTCTCTATAGTTATATTGCAAGGTTTGAGTCGGATAACGATAGGCAATCTGATCGCTTGGATATGTGAAATAAATCCATTCATTAATGAAATCTCTTTGAGCCGTTACTCTTTCAGTGCCGTTATTGGTTAGTTTTGTCTCAAAAACCTGATCGGGTATTTCGAGGTCTATCCTTTCTACCTGAGTTTGAGAGGTAACAACGTAGGCTCTATTGCCCTTAGTTATAACTCCATAATCCATGTTAATCGCTGAAAATGTACTAGAAGATCCCAACTCAGAGTTGATAAGGAAAAAGTTAAACGGTTGAAGATCATTACCCGAATAAATAATTCTAGTCTGAATATTAGGATCGAAACCAACAATAAGCGCATCTTCATTGGTATTAAAAGTGGTCATTGCACGATCAATACCCGCTGATATGGAACCGCCAAAACCTGTTTGATCTTCCCAATAAGCTGAAGGTGTCGCAGTTTGATTCGTAGGGACTAGAATAGGAACAAAACCAGGAGGAGTTGTGGGATTGAACACACTCCCAGAAAATGAAACTGTATAATAAGGGGTTCCGTTTTGGCTGAAAACGATTGCGTCTTGAAGATAGATGGGAACGCCTGTTGAAGTCTGAATAACCGGGCCAAAGAATACTAATCGGTCTTTAAATGGCAATATTCCTCTAGCTCCAACGAGATAATAGACTGCTTGAGGAACGAGCGTAGCGATTGAAAAGTTAAATTCAGATAGAGGAGGAGAAAAGTTTACCCAACCTTTGCCAGGCAAAAAAGTAGGAGTTGAACTGCTTCCATTTGTAGGATCTCCATCATAATATCTTAAGGTGTCCTTGGTCGGATCAGAACTACTCGTTAGATATTGTGCTATGCCTCCTGTAGAATAAACTCCTCCTAAAGTAGCATTCGGAAACTCTACTGAGACATTATTGGCATCAATTACTGCAATGACATACCCAGTTTGAAAATTAATTCCTGTAATTCCAGAAGGAGGTGTGATGACATTTGCTACCTCATTGATAAATAGAAAATCCCCTACAACTAATCCATGACCTGCAATAGTAAGCTGGGCAATAGCTGGAGGCCCAGCCGCGGTAATTGCAATAGCTGTTATGGGTTTGAATTGCATTCCGATATTGGTGGTCGTAAAAGGTACTGTGATGCCGTTTGTAGCCCATAATGCGCCCTGATAATTCACAGTCCATACTTGCTGATAGTCTTGTGAATTCCAATTTACAGGAGTCCAATTGGTTTTTTGGATATAACCCGGATAGGTGCCAGAAGAAGGATTTTTATAAAAACTAACACTATGAGCGGTATAAGGAAACGCCGTACTGATTTCATAAGAATAAGTCGTATCAAAAGCCATAGTTCCCGGAAACTGCATCCCCTGCAAAATGAGCTCTTCAAGACCTAAAACAGGCAGGATAGGATAATAAGAGAAACTAGCTGAAATAGTATCACCAGCTCCCCCTGTAATAGTTATTGTCCCTGTGGCATAATTAACGGTTCCTGTACCTGCCGGAACTCCTGTCAAAATTCCTAATGAATTGTCTGTATAGGTATTTCCCGCTGTTATATCGATAATGGTAATGCTTCCAGGAACTAATTGAGCATTTGTTTGAAATGTGGCAAACCCCGTAAGGATATTGGCTGCGCCTGCCACAAGAACTATCGTATTATTAGTGGGTTTATAAGAAGAAATCGTCGAGTTGAAAAACCGTTGAAGCCTACAAATAAATTGCGTGCCTCTTTTTCTTTTTACTCTTCCTCTCCATTGATAAGCATTGATGAGCGTAGGAAACGATTCATTATCAATCATGAATGCTGGCCTATCATTACGAAGGCCACGATTGAAAGGGCCTACAACCAGCTTTTCACCCATTAACTACCTATAGCCATCCAATAACAAACGTTATTTGCTGCTGAAGAAGATGTAGCGACTTGAAAACCAATCAAAGCCACACTTCCAGTTTCAATGAAGATTTCTTGCGCTGTAGTTGATCCAGTACTTGTCTGTTGTCTCGTTGTTTGAATAGAATAAACAGCGTTTGGGAAAGCAACAGGAAATAAAATAGTGGTAAGAGCCGGATTTGCATTTATGGTTAAACTTCCCCATTGAAAAAGAAGGCCACCAGGTAAAAAGGTACACCCATTTGCTGCCACCGTAGGAGCTAATATCTTTGACGTGGTTAACTGAACATTTGATAAAGGAAATCCGTCTCTTACAAACCACAATGCTTGTTGTCCCGCTGAGTCTGTATTTACATAAAGATCGGCACTTCCAGCTATTGTAGCAGGTGCAGAGCCCCTTGAAGGCATCGTAACTTGTTGATGTTTGCCTCCATTGTTGTTATTAAAGCCAAAATGATCAACGGCCATAATAGTACTAATCGAGTTAGCATTTGTATGCATGTCTCCAACATCAGCAGAAGGATTATCAGGAGGATTAGGCACGTTGGGATTATAAGGAAAACTCATAGTGTGCTACCTCCAAGATTGTTAAAACCTGACTGTCCTTGATTTATGCCCTGGCTATAGATCGTCTGCGTCCTAGAGGCTGTAAACTGCCTTTGGCTACGTTTCCAGACAAGTTGTTCTTGTTCTCTAAATAACGGCTCATAAAACTGAAATTGCTCGACATCACCCGTATCTGAAAGAATCTTTCTAGCAGCCCCTCTTGCTATGTACTCACACATATAGCCAAATTGAATGGCCTGATTAGTGGCTAAAAATCCTGCTGGCGAGAGATAAGCATCTATCTCAACGAGATATTGCTGATCGGGAGGACTTCGGAATGTTAAAGTATTATTGTTAAAAAGCACTCCACGAGGCAACCCACATTGAAATAAGAAGCACTGAGCATTGATATTGACACCAGCCGGAATAAGATCGGGAAACGTCACATTAACTTGACCAGTGAAATAGTTAATCGTGTTCGAAGTAGTGCTATACCCTCCAGCCAAAGCAAGATTTCCTGTAGGAAAAGATCCGGGAGACATCAATAAGCCAAAGTTTTGATTTCCATTTAGGAACTGGCCACTATCGGTCACAACCACACTAGTTCCATCGGCTAGATTCGTGGTGATATAAACTGCGGGGAAAACATTCGCAACTGGAACGACAGGAATTGAAAGTAATCCTTGTAAAGGTGTCACTAAAGGAGGATCAAGAAATCCAGCTCCTAAAATTGCGCTATTTGCTAGGGCTATAATACCGTTCATATCAACATGTCCGCGCAAAATATATTGAAACGGCGTCGTAATCGGCATTATGTTGTTTGGAGCTATTGGAAATGTAAATGAATAAGTAGCTCCGCCATTCCCCAAAATAGAAGCGTTCATTTGCTGAACGATATTAGGCCAGATATTGAAAAAGGTAGTTTTATCAGTCTGAAAAGGAACTTGAATACCATTAATATAAACAGGATCTAAAAACCCTTGATAAACGGGATAATAGCTAATTGTCTGTGGGCCCGGCTCTGTTTGAAGTTGATACATGGGCATGTTATATTGATCATATCCAGGTACCGTTTGAAACTGATATTTGGTTTTGAGGTCGAAAAGTTGAACGCGCGCATCTACATCCATGATCCAAAAACGATTGATGTAATCAATAATTAAAGCATCGGTGATAACGGCATTCGAAGGACTCTTTATGATCCTACGAACATAGGTCACGATATCCTGGAGAAGATTCATTACTTACCTTTAGGCTCATCCTCTTTAGGTTTATCTTTCTTTTTTTCATCATGCTTAGACATATTTTTCCTTTGTTGTTGTAAATCCGCTTTACATCACCCGAAGGCAGTCGCTCCCATAAAGATTGATTTTCGAGTGCTTACAGGATGTGCATCTAGTCTTTGAATAGTGGTATCTACGACTAAGCAGCCGTGGTAAGATCCCATTCCATCTGATCCAACCATTCTACTGTCTTGAGTTTGCAATCTATGGTAAAACTTACGTTTGAGTTGCTCTGCAACATACCTAGGTGCCCAAACAGGTTTATTCACGGGTATTTGCCAAAACTCTGCGGGCATGCCTCCATACGGCCTTGTCCACATCTCGATTGTCTCGCCTATGATTTCCTTGTTTTCAGCGATCATTTGTACGTATTCTTTATCGAACTCATATTGTGAGCGGTAGTCTTCATTAAACTTTTGACCTGACCCGATAGACTTTGCAGGCTTAAGATAGATGTCTTTAGACTTGGCAATCTCGCTAGAAGCCATTTTTGTTTGTGGTTCTACTTCCGGTTTAGGAATTCGATTCATAGCATCCATATTCAAGTTTTTAACTTGATTATCGAACGCCTCGAACTGCTTTTCGGCTTTGTCTAGCTCTTTAGCTGATGAAGATGTTTGTGGAGTAGGTTTCTGAGTCATCTGCGACCTCTTTGTAAATTCAATTCATATATACATTAAAATTTGAATTTACACAAAAGATCTACGAGATATCTATAAAACTTCCAGGAATGAATGTTTGATTCTGAGAACGCCCATTTGCATTAGTTGCGCCTGTATTCACATCCCCTATTGCTTTAATCTGGGGTTGCTGTTTAAGACTAGCACTAATAAATGCATTCGCCTGCGTTGAATTGATTGCCACTACCACTTGATTTGGAGCCGGGATAGAAGTCACATAACCCGATTTATCATTAAGTTGCGTACATCCATACCCTACAGGTATCAAAAGCCTCACCAATTGCCCAACAACGTAGTTGTGATTGACCGCAGTTGTGACGGTCGTTGAAGTTCCCAAAGTAACCGCTGATATCACAAAAACACTCGGTTGATAAAACTGGGGTTGAATAGGGACATTTGAATAAGGCGGAATCGGATAGGATATTACACCTCTTAAAACTGTCATATTACCTCAAAAAGGGAGGGGACAAATTCGCCCCCTCCTAGTTAATCTAAGGGATACTTAGATCATGGTAGTAGGCTCTCCACTCCATGACGTCCCCATTCGAACCACCTACCCAGCTCGATGCATCAACTCTGCTTGCAGCATTGCCGATGATAAAGCCTTGAGATGTGTTATTGACGAATGCACCTCTAATCGCTGGGCCATTAATAGTCCCTACTCGATTAGTGGAAGTTGGGAATTGAGGAGGGGGATACAATGTAGTAGATGTTAAACCACTAACATTACCTCCAGAATTCACATCTCCAACAGACAAAACTTGTGGGAAAGTAAGCCCAGGGACACTTGCCACAGCTATATTGTCAGTATAGGCAGTAAAGGCCGATGAATTGATATTCACAACAAACGTCCAGTTATCGGTTATGGAAGTGACATACCCATAAACCGGAGATCCTGGAATAATCACGTTTGGAAGTGAATTCAATTGCACTGTACCCCATGCATTAGGAATTCTAAATGCAACTTCTTGTCCAATCTCAAAGTTGTGATACATTGTAGTTTGGATAGTTGTTGAGTTTCCTAATGTAATTGCAGAGATCACGTTATCTTCTGGCAAATATAAAAATGGAAATAGTACTTTATACAAAAATGCAGAAACTGGAGATCCAGTCAAAGCTGTATAATTGCTTCCAGAGCTATCCCAATTTATTGAAACAGTGGTGGCAGTGACAGCTGTAATAGTAAAGGGAATTCCATTGATTTGAGGCATTCCAGTCGTTGAAGATTGGAAAAGACCTCTTAAAACAATAGTATCTCCTACTGATAAGCCGTGACCTGCGGCTAATGTGATAATAGTTGGGCTTGTAGACTTTGCAATGCTAACAACTTGTATTGCTGGGCCAAATTGTTGTGACAATCCTCCAGAAAATACACTAATACCACCACCTACTTTCACCATGTCAGTATTATTTGCAGTACCAGAAGTATTTACATCTACTACTGTGTCATAATTAACACCTGAAATTAGAAGAGGAGGTACAGAAGCATCCCACCATGCAAATGGAATCCCATGGTTAGCAGGAGTAGCCGCTTGAGTATAGTTGATTAACTCAACAAAATCAGGCTTAAACGGAAGGTTAATAACCTTAACGTTAGGAGCCGATACCCCAAGAGTTCCACCAGAAACGACATAATTACCTTTAGCCATTCTAGAATATTCAGTCATACTACACCCCCAGGTTGCTTAAGCGTGTGCTTAAGACGTTGCGGATAGCGGTATCTTGCGTAATCGCTTGAGCTTGGGCGAATTTAACCGCCAAAGTAGCGTTTTGCGCGAGCATTCCAGAATAGTAAGGATCACGATAAATCAGGTTCATGGAATAACCATCCTGATTAATATGCGTGATAGCCTGCTTGCCGAGCACTGTATTGTAATACAGGTCGTTAAGCACGCCTAAAGCATTAGCCACGGCATTTCTAGCTACTGGAGCCTCAGAGCTTGTCAAAATCCTAATATTGGCTACAGAGCCATATTCACTTGGCAAAGCTGAGGCATTGGTTGGATAATTCCACTGTGAGATAAAGGAAATCCCACCCGAAGCTCCCAATTGATCAAAGTCGGACTGTAGCTCAGTCGAGGACAGCATAAAATATGCTGAACGGACTGGACCTGTCCCGAATCTGTCCATACCCTCAATACCGCTCATGAATTTATAAGCGTTATTTGTATCAAGTGTAGTAGCTACTAAACTAAAGTCGGTCAATCCAAGGTTAGTTGGGTTGAAACCGTTACCTCCACCACCTGCGTTAATGTCCGAAGCGGCGGAAATAATGTAGTCGCGGAGGATTAGCAATCTGTTACTTTTTGACCTATTTCTAGGCGGGCCAAATCTTCTCAGCTGGCCTCCCTATGTCTCCATAGGGTTCAGAGCACCGCATCATGGAAATCTATTTTTTGATGGCCATCCTTCATCTGGTTGATGAGAAGGACCACCATATTTTTCCACGTCTTCTCGCTTGCTTCGTTCAGGCTGATATGATCTTATTGGTTCTTTAAGATTGAAATTGGAGTTCACATAGTAGTAATCTCCGATTTTTTCTACTTGCCCTAACTTTTCATTTTCCATATCTTGCCCCTTGTTGTCCGTCCGTTTATGCGGCGAGGAGTTCCAAGTCTATCAGAGAAGATTTATCGAGGACATAATCTCTATCCTCGGCTTGGCGCATGGCAACAGCAAGCCTTTCGCTTACCCATGCCAAGACCTATTACGCCGCAGCTAAGAGGGCATCATAACCCTCTTGATCCTGGAGTATCACCTGCTCGTTTATAATACAGCCAGTACCGAAAAACGCCATTTGCGCGTCTATGATATCCCTCTGAGGCACTTGAGCCGGAGGATCGATACCACTATTACCTAACTGAACAGTTGGAGGCTGTAAAGCTCTTGGGCGCATAAATCTACAGGTAGTCCCGCCGTTTGCTGGCATGCTAACCTTATCGCACACGGTAATGTAATTCATCGTGGGAGTAGGCACATACAGCATAGCAGGAGCCAAACTTTGCAGAATCATTGGCCCTAAATTGCCTGTTGTCGTAATTGACATATCAACCTTAAGTTGAATGTTAATCTCGATATGATGATCGGTAGACGAGCCTAATTACGTCGGTTCTCGATCATATCCTTATTGTAGGTGCGAAGCTACGTACGCGAATTCCCATGACGCAGGGAGGGCGAAAACTCACTTTAAAAACATTCTAATTATTTGTCTAGATTTTCAAAAAATGTCTTGAATAGACCAAAAATCTTCAAAGATTTTATCCTACTTATGTAAACACAAAGGAGTTCTCATGCAACAAGTTGAAAAAACTTTAGATTATCAAAGATTTTCCTATTTAACAGGTAATCGCCCTATTGATCGTTATCATCTTAAAAAACTCAAGGCTTCTATTGAGAAAAACAATCACCTAAACTTACATCCTATTATCGTGAATAACAAGTTTGAAATCATAGATGGCCAACATCGATTAGAAGCAGCCAAGCAGCTGGGTGTAGAGATCTTTTTCATCAAGTCCGACACAATCGAAGATGACCACCTCATTGACTGCAATGTAAACCAGAAATCTTTTGAGGTTGAGAACTACATCGACTATTTCGCTGTTAAGGAGAAAAAAGCTGAGTATATCCAACTTAAAGATATGCTCAAAGCTACCGGACTTAAACCAAAAGCTCTACTTACCCTTCTTTTAGGTGTAGTCAGCGCAAATATTCTTGAATTCTTGAAAACAGGAAAGTTTAAATTTCCAGGTCGTGAAGAACCACTTGAAGTCTTGAATTTCTATTTTGATTTCACGGCGTATGTGAAAGATAAACGTATTAAACCTCACAGTATGTTTACCAATCACAATTTCACAAGGGCTTTACGTTGGATATTTAAAACCACTGGTTTTGAATCGGATCTTTTCTTCAAGAAACTTGATTTAAGATGGTTTGACTTGAAGCCACAGCGAGGCGCTGAAGATTGGTATGCACTATTGATTAACATTTATAACTTCAAAAACCATTCACGCATTGAGGGAGAGTTTGGGAAAATCACTCAAATATAAAGTAGGAGATAAAATAAGGGATTGGACAATAATAAGTGTAGAAGATGATGGATCAATTAAATATGTAATAAAATGCAAATGCGGACAGTTAAAAGTAGTAGCTTCAAATAAGTTATCTAAACAAACTTCATGCCGTTCATGTATTGCTAAACAAGATTGTATTACTCTAGTTGGAACATATTTAAATAATTTCTATATACTTTCTTATGGAAAAGATGGGCGAAAACGCACTTATGAAGCAAGATGTAAATGTGGCAACATTATCTTTGCCACTAGATATTCTTTAAAAACGAATAAAGGTTGTAGGGCTTGTAATCGTTCTCATTTTCCGGGAAAAGTTATAGATGGCTGCACACTTTTAGAACGGATAAATGGCTTAAATTGGAAAATGAAGTGTCATTGCGGAAAAATTTACATTAAAAATCTAAGATCTAGTGCAAATGCAGATTGTGGGTGTGTTGTGGACGCCGAAATTATGAAAAAAGCACGAGAAAAAATAGGAATGAAGTTTGGTAAATTAAAGGTAATAGATGTAGAGCCAGGATTTAGACATCTTCAATTAGTTTGCAAATGCAAATGCGGAAATATCGTGAAATTTAACAATGGTCACGAATGTAAAAAAAAGTCTTGTGGATGTTTATTGAAAGATAATAATCCTAGGTATGAAAGAAAAGGGAATGCTAGGTTCAAAAATCATGAAATTATAGCATTAAGAGAGTTATATCAATCTGGACTTTATCTAAAAGAAGATTTAGCAAAAATGTACGAAGTTTCTCTTAATTATATTTCTAGAATATTGGGAAATCATATATGGAAGGATTTAAAATAAAAAGCCACAGGTACGGAACCCATAGCGTTCTCATCCTAGGAATGAGACAGGCTAACTTTGTATCCACAAAAGGGGCAATAATTTACTTGCATTTTCAAACTCCATCCATCTTCATATGGATCTCCAGATTCGAGTTCAAGATATAGTTTATGCTTATCCCATGCATATTCTACACATCGGCCTACGATATCTTTCGATATGCACTCATGCTGAATTGGGCTAACGATTGATTCATAATTGCCATTGGGCAACATTGCCATTTCGGTTTTCATATTCTAAGCTGCTTTTTAAGCTGCTGCATTTTCTCATAGGCATTCTTTTGGCCAGATGGGCTGTAATCCCCTTTATTTCCTTCATAAGGGGCTGAAGCGACACCAGACGGCTGGTAGTAGGGACTTCTCTTATTAGCGTCTATTTTATCTTGGATTGATGGTTGCTTGACCTCTGGTTTGTGCAATCCTAGAGCTTTTATATTCTTGTATACAAGTTTTTGACGCTCGAATCCTTCTGGCATCTCAAGAATAGTTTCGGCTAATTCTGGGTCAGTTTGTGCGAACTTCTCGGCGTGCTTCATGACTTCGTAGAAATCAGGGTTGGATTTGATCCAATTTTGTTGACGTTCATTCTTTAAGGCTGTTTGCACAGCCATTTGTATTTCGCTTTGAGTTTCTTGCTTGAGTTGTTGTCCGAACTTGGCTTGTTCTCTTTTTAGTTTCTTATGGTCAACATAAGGCTCGGCATCGTCGTCGTCGTCATCTTTGTATGGCATCCGAGTCTTTGACTCTAATTCTTTGGCTAGGCGTTCTCTTTCGGCTCTCTCTTGAGCTTTCTCTGCCCTTTCTTGAGCTAATTGTTTTTCATATTTTTGCTCAAGCATGCGAAAATTAAGCTCTTTATCTGTTGGTTTAGTTTCTGTTGGGCCCGTTACGTTTACTGTTGTGGGGCTCATGTTAGGTTGTACAGTCATATAATCCTTTCCCCTTGACGCAGGAGTGCGGTTGGATATAATTGCATTAAACTAAAATTTTAATTTGATAGCAACCAAATGAAGATTAACCGATTAGAAACCCACGACCGTCTATTACATTTTAAGCAAGATCAAGCAATAAATATTGCCCAAGGAGCTGAAGACTGCTTAAAGAAAAACCGTTTATCATTGGGACTGCAGCAATATTCTCCTTATGTTTACTTATTTGCGCATCCTAGAACTGCCGACGATGGCGTTTCAAAGCGTATGGTATGGCAACCGAGACTTACGAGACCTAGACCACAGACTAACTCGTATTGCTTTAGAGCTATTTCTAAAACCGATCAAATGGAAATATGCTGGTTACTTCCACCTCATGAAATGTGGTCACAATATGAAAAGGGAAACGTCACCGAACATGAATTTGTGATATGGAGTATTCACGAGTTTAGGCATAATGTGAGCCGCTTGGCTGCTCCTTGCCCTGATGATTTAAGCGATGAGGCAGTTAGAAACATCTATACAAAAGTAGCAACAGAAATTGATGAAGAAACCACCAGAGGGGCCATGCACCCCATTCAATCCACGTAACGACCAGCGACTAATTTCAAATGAAGCTCAAAGAGAGTTTAAAGTTAACCAATCTCTAAACGAATTCAACGAAGCCTTTGAAAGAACAGATTGGGTAGAACCTATTGACCTTCCGGACTTCAGACCAAGAAAGCAATACCTACAATCTTTATATCTATTTCAATCCTATTTACAGGAAGAGAAGAAAAAGAAGATCGAAGCCGCCATTGCAGAGGTGAATAGTGAGTATGTGGACAAAGAGAAGTTTTATGAGATGCAAATCAAGAAATTAGAGGCTATAATGTTGCTAGAAGAACAATTCGATTTTGAAGTTAGGCAAAAAGACAGGGAAACTTGATGGAAATTAACGATTCTATTTTATGAAGAAAGAACTAGAAACTCATCTGTGGAATGAAATTTCCTATGTAAATGACCATAAATGGAATACTCCATTTCATAGATTTCCCAGAGATGTAATCGATGAAATGATTAAAAACGGGTGGATAAAATCGCCTAAACAAGCTTGGGCGACTCTAGAAAAATGGACTGGGAAAGGATTATATAGTTATGGATGCTGTCTTGATCTAGGATGGAAAGTTAAGCAAGAGAACGAGGGGGCTTCTTCAGCTTCTTCGGAGTCACCGCCATCATCCCCATAGAATCGTCACGCATACGGCCTAATTTGGCTTTAATACCAGTGCCGTAGTTATCTCCCATGCCGTATTTGGTATTAGCGGTATGAGCAAAGCGCTCTCTTTTATATCCCTTAGGCTGCTGTCTATTCGGTTGTCCAGCTTGTTGAGCTTGAGCCATTCTTACCCTAAATCATCGTCTTGCAAAGTATTATGCCTAGTTTGCGGAAGCACATCAACCACACGTTTAGGATTTCCAGGATGCCCAACAGGTTGTCTATGTCCAACACCATAATGAGTTCCAGCGTTTACAAAATTGCTAGATCTTTGATCATACTGAGGGCATCTATAATCCCACTGAATCCCTACCCCGTCAACGGGCTTATCTTTAGGATTCTGCTCTTTAATTGCGATAGGATCTGCAAACTTGGACTTGCCAGATTTCTCAGTAGTCCTATTTTTTTGAGCAGCGGTATTTTTATAGCTCTCAACGGTCTTTGTACTTTTCATAAAACCTCGATTTAACAGGGGTTCCAAACACGACTAGTCACCCCGAAACCTATCATTAAAAATTGAAAGAGGATAACGCTTTTTATACGCACCACAAATTGTTTCTACACCTGGCAGATCAATTAATTCCTGTACTCAGGAAGCTTGCCTTGATGCCCCTTGATTTTCTTACCTGCATCAACTTGGCTTTTCCTGATATCTTCAGTGGTATCAATATATTTTGGAACAGATCCAGCACCTTCTGCTGAACTTTCCATTTTCACTTTATGCGGACCATCAGGAAATACGGACGCACTCCCTTTGCCACCTGCCCAGAAGGAATGATTATCTATCCTTTGCCCACCAGACTTAAAGCTCCCTTTAGAGCTATCATCATGTTGCTTCATATATTACCTCATTTGAGCCATTTGGCCCGATTGTTGTTGACTTCCCATTATTTGTTCAATAAATCTTTTTGATGCTTCGTTTTTCTCTATACTAGCACGAGATTCTTTTTCGATCTCCTCCTCGTCATACTTGATGGATTGAAGATTATTAGCCTGTAAGAAGGTCTCCACTTCGCCAAACTTCTGTATTGCCTCTAAAAGTTTTGTTAATGCTTCCATTTTTTCTTTTGTGGCCAATGCATGATTCTTAGATATTTCGCTAACCCGCTCTTCAAATAACCCTACATTGGATGCACTTCTAGAATCACGCTCGCGTGCTTGAGAAAGCTGATTATGGATCTTAGCCATGAGCTCTTTAAGCTTCATCTCCTCGACTGTATGCTTAAGGTTCATTTCCTCAGACTGAGCAGCCTGCATTTGTTGCTCTTGCTGTTGTAAATACGGAATAATCTCCCCTTTGCCAGTGACATTAAGCTTAGGAATGATCATCGATGGAGGGAAAACTTCACGGCCAAAAGCTTGATTCATGTCCATCATCTGTTGCGCTTGCAAGTTCTGCTGAGTTGGGGTTAGGTCACTCTCTTCAACTATGGTCTGAAACTTGCTGAAAATCTTGCTATAGAAATACGGAGAAGGCTCTTCGCCTATATAAAGCTTAACTTTCTCAGCATTCCAATTGTTAAGCGCCACTTGCAATAATCTATCTCCTAAAAGTTTGTCCGAGAAGTCCCACTGATCATAATATTTCTGCAATACCATGAGATTAGCAGCCTGTTTCAGAAGCATTGTGAGACTACTGATCTGCTTATCTTGTTGACCTGCCCAATTCTCTATATTAACACCAGAAGTTGCCCATATAAGATCTCCCATTTGTTGAGCAAGAGCTAAATCGGACTCGGGCACAGCACTTGGAATGATCTTCTCAACGTCTGTCATCTCATAGCCATCATTGATGAGTACATCCCAGCCCTGGCCAGATTTCTTTAGATTGTCTTCGTTGGCTACCGCTCCGACTTTTCGCTTCCATCCCGCATTGATTGTCGCTGCTGCAATGTCATTATTAACAATAATCTTGTAATTATAAAGAAACTGAGGATCCCGCATAGTGCGCACAAGACTCCGCACACGCAAATCATAATAGTTGATGTGGGGCTCATAGTTCCAGAAATAGGGTATAAAAGGACAGTTATCAAAGCCGAGTGGATTATCCCCCTGAAACATGAGCTGATCGTTAAGGACAACGGCAAGTTTCCAAGTGGGTGTTTCAACGGTTACCTCTTCCATGTCGGGGATGTTGTATAAGATTGCTTCCAAATTGCCTTCATCACCGGCAAAATCAAAAAATTGATTACGAGTACGACTATATAAACGCCGTTTTTTCCGTTTCCAGCGATACCAGACATACGAAAGCACCATGAGGTCATTTCTTGCCATATTGTAATTTTCTGGGAGGAAATAGAAGCTTCCGTATCTTTGCGGAGTACCTGCCATAGGCGCAATTGATTCCAGTTTGTCGGGAAAACGAGATTCTGCCTCTTTCTTGCTAATATACTCTTGACACCAGACAAATTGTGCATCAGACATGTCTGGACTGCGGAAGTAGGGATCGACGAGAAATGCATTATATTCCCATATTTTTACTTTTAATTCCCCTTGTGCTGCGTCATCTCCGGTGTAATCAAGATAGGGCTGCATAAGGCACATTCCAGCCACAGCTGCTAACTCTTTGGCTTTGCTCTTCTGCTCGTGTATACATCCACGATTAGCAACATGCGTTATCAACTTCGTGTATTGATCTGTAGTGCCTGGGTCTGCGCCTTCACATGGGACGTAGGAGAAGTTTTTACGGTGCTGTCTTTCGTAGCCTGTAATCATGTTTACGGGCTGTTGTATGAGATTAAAGTAATATTGTTGATAAGAAGTAGTTGGAGAGAAATTGAAATAGCGATTGACGAACGTTTGTGAACCTGCATAGAAAAGTGTATCAATGTTGCTTTGGTTCCAACGACTTTGTTCGATTGGCTGAAATTTAGAGTATAAATTATCTAACCACTGGCGAATATTTCCCTGGTTAGGTTCTAACGCATTGTTCCAAGGTGGGTAATAAAACGACAAAGAGCCTCCATTTCGAGGGAAATGTTGATTTGAGGCCAATGTATATTAAAATTTTAATTATATCAATACCGAGACTTACACTCCGGTTCATGTTTAATTCCTGATTCCCTATAGCTTTCCATCTCGATATCTGCAAGGAGCTTCTGTATGCTATGTTGTAGCGTGAGTTGCAGATGTTGAGGAGAGAAGCGCATAGCGTGAATTTGATTTAGCAGTGACTTAAGAAGAGCGATAACATAATCGCGGTTGTATTCGCCTTTAGATAGCGTAAACTTTGGTGGAGGCGTGCCAATCTGCCTTACAGGTATAAAGGTTGTGATCTCTTCAAAGTGTTGTTCTCTTGGTTTATGAGTTATTACGGGCAGCATTTCGGAGTTATCTTTCTTTTTTCGGGGCATCATTTTTCCTTGGTGGTTTTGGTAGTGGCATCCAGTGAGTTACATCGTCTGCATCGTACCAAGTAAATTTATCCTGACCATTAACGGCTACATGCATACTTCCCCATTTAGTAAAAACTAAAACAGGAATTCCCACATCATTCTTCAATATATCTGGTAATCGATCTTCGATATTAATCCATTCCATCAAAATCTCCTGCTCATTGGATTAAATCGATCGTTTCTATACAGATCGGGGTTGTGGCTCTCTTTGTATGGCTGATATTCGGGCACTTTGTGGCTTGCGATACAATAGCGTAGCGCATCCACGGCATGGTCATTCTTCTTCAATGGCTCATCCCAGCCTTTCTCAGCAGCTTTTGTGTCCCAAACGTAGCTTTCTATCTCACGAATGAGATTTGGGCAGCATTTCATTACGTAGAGATTGCCCTTTTGCATCTCTGAAGTCATCATCTGTATGCCATCTTCTACGTCATTGTTAGCGTCAACAGTATGCATGCCAAAGCGTCTAAGCTCTGCTTTGAAAGCCGCTGCACTTGGATCAATGTAAAGCTGCTTTACACCGTAGGGTTCTAGGAATTCGGCTACATCTCGAGCATATTCGGAGTTTACTTTCTGTCGTCCTTCTCGTTTTGAGTCCCAGTAGTATTCTTTTTCGACCCAAAGCCTTTTACCAGACTGCGTATACCTTCCAGAACTAACCCCAATAAGAACGCAAGCAAAAGCGTTGCTGGTCCCGTAATCAATCCCAGCGATATAATACTCAGCAGCAGCAGGAGGCCGGTCAACAATGTGTATATTACGGTCAAAGAAATCAAAAATTGCACCTTCGGCTAGACACCATAGCCCTAGATAATTACGCTTGTAGAATAGCCCAGAGAGTGAATTTTTGATACGATTTTTGTATGATTCGGTGAGATAGGGGTTATCTGGAAGGGTGAAGTGCAACCCATAGTAGTTCGGGTCTCCGGATTCTCCTTTGTCTATCCATTGCTTGATAATATGACCGGGATATGATGGGTTCATAGCTCCGAAGCACATTGAGTGCTCCTTTCTAAGTCTTGAATCTAACATATGTATGAATGACAGCGGAAATAACGTCATCTCGTCACAATATGCAAGAGAAAGCGTTCGCCCTTGTATGAGTTGTGTAGAGCCTTCGTCTTTGGCTCCATAAGTCGTTATCGTCTTATCTTTGTACTTGAGGTGCCTTGTGCTTGGCATCCATGTACAGAAAGGCCGGAATGTGGCAAGCTGGGGCGACTCAAATATCAGGCTGATTACGTTGTTGTAAAGCGTTGTGGAGGTCTTCCCAATCATTGCTATGTCGGAGTCGGGACATTGATCTACAGCCTGCATAAAGCGAAATGCTGTGCAAACTGTTTTGCCTGTTGATACGCTGCCATGGGCAAGATTCCAAGGTCTAGTAGAGTTTATGATGAATTCTACTTGCTTGGGACTAAATGGTTCTTGCATACTCTCAAGTTAAAGGAAATACTATGGAAGAGCAAAAGAAATTCACTAAATCAGAACTTCTGGACATGCTGAATGAGATGATTAAGAACATCGAAGCTTTGCCCGTGGTGGCAATGACGAGCTATATAACACATTATGATCTTTATTCGGCTTTAGTCTTGATGTCGGCGCTTTTTCGTGCCGACGATTGCATAGATAAGAGTAAGGACATTAGCGCCTCGTGACGTATCTTGTCTTCCTCTGATACAGTCTTTATCTCCTGTGCGGCCCTGATAGCTGCCTCAAACTTCGCGTTGTCCTGTTTTTCGGCTTTCGCAATTAGATCATAGACAGTTGCATTTAGATCGTAAGCTTTAACATGTAGTTCTTCATTGCTCAATTTTTCTTCACGTCTAAAACCTAAAAATGCTTTTGCAGTATCATACGCCACACGAAAGTTTTCATCTTCTTTTGACCACTCAAGTAGTTTAGTAGCCGGAAATGGAGTATGATAAAGTGCGCAAAATTTGTTAAAATTAATACTATCTGGCTGTTTGGCCCATTCTATAAGATCTTTAGCGATTTGCTCTCTATTATGCTCTCTAGGACGTCCAAAGGGTTTTTCACTCATGACTTATTGATAACAATTATTTGAATAAGAAGAAAGAAAAAACGCCCCACATACGAGGCGTTGTTAAGATTATGGAAGAGATTTAAGGCATTCGATATTGATGCTGGCGATAGTAATGGGGAATACTGAGCCGGTCACGTTAGGATTAAGATTGACTGAAGATACAGAAGTGTTTCTGAGTCTTAAGAGTTGGTTTGCTTTCACTTCAATGATGACATCACCAGTTGAATGACAAGCATCATCACCAGGGGCTTGAGTAAACCCACTATAGATAGAGCCTGGGACTAAAACGCCATCAAGCCAGAAGCCGAAAGACCAAGAAGGAACAGGCGAAGGAATAGGAGGAGTAATACGAGCTTGAAGTTGCCAAGCCATATGATAAATACCATGTTTCAGAAATTTAACGTCTCCTGTGACATTCATTTGAGATAAATCAAAATCCAGAGGAGAAGAGATCGCATTTTGAGAGCTGAAAAGGACGGTATCGGCAACAGCAGGCACATTATAAGCTTGAATTACTTGTGCGACAGTTGCATAGACATTTCCGTAAGGAAGAGAAGAGTTTGTACAATCGCAATCTTTTCCAGCGGGACCTTGAGGGCCTTGCATTCCTTGTGAGCCTTGCATTCCTGGAAGGCCAGAAACACCTTGAGGGCCAGGAACGCCTTGAATTCCTTGAGGGCCTTGAAGACCGGGCACGCCTTGAGGACCTTGTTGGCAACAAGGAGTATAATACATATCATCTTTACACATATTGACCTTAGCGGGTTAAGTGACCGCATTATTATCTATATCATAAAAGAATTATTTTAATTTTTTGTTTACAAGATATATTGACAACAAGAAAACACACAAACTTTTTTTGAATAAAAAGTCTAGAAAAAAAGCTTGTGTGTAAATTGCTATCATGCTATATTGTTATACATATGAGCAAGCTCGCTGGTGACTGAGCCACCAAACTCAGCAGCTTGTAGCGGTTCATATGAAACACAAAACGTAAGAAAAATAGGAGTATTATGAATAACACACAAAAACTAGTAAGTCTGATATCGGGATACGAGCCAAAGGAAAATTCTGCCCAAGATGACGGGTACTATGAAATAACATTGGTTTCTGAAGCGTACAAATATCTTTTAGACGTGATAGCTGCTACAGATGACATAGATCATAGCGCAGACATATACCAAGCATATGATTTTTTAGAAGATGAGTTTGAAGGAGAAGAGGAGAGATACCATGCATTTAAATCATTAACGGACCGTAAATAACACAAAACCAACCAAAGTAAGGATAAACACTATGAAATACACAGCAAAACATTTCGGATACAAAAATGATGACATGCTTATGAATCCACATACAGGCACTGTAGACCTTGCACAGTATTGGGCTTTAGAAGCTGATGAGTGGGACACGGAAGAAAATACGGTAGAGGAGCAATTTGCAACATTAGTACATGTCGAAAAGAAAAATGGTGAATGGGTGGAGGTGTAAGATGGAATGGGTAAAAAACACAGTAGTTAATGACATGGTAGATATCATAGTGGCAAAAGAATTTGAAGGACTATCTTCGATAGAAATTCTACTGAAAATAGCTCGTGAGAATAAGAAATACTGAGAGAAGATAAAAGAAGAGCAAAACAATGAAGGATGACCCAAAGAAAGACCTACGATTAATATGCGTTCGGCTGCCGAGGGAATTACATCTCTCGGTTAAGAAGCGTGCTCTTGAAGAAAACAGGAGTTTGCAAGAGCTTATTGCGGATGTTTTGGCTGAGTATTTGAAATCTTTATGACTTCATCCGGACAAGCCGCAATGCTTTTGCTGTCAATATCTATCCATGTAGGCGGTCTTACTGAAGTCCTCTTTAGCAAATAAAGACGTAAGGTTCCCATGGGATATAGTCCCCAAAATACGCCATTTTGATTCAAGTCATGGAGTTTTTGCCAACGTGGGTCGTTCCTTTCTGGAGAAGGTTGACTTTTAATTAGAGTGATATCGACTGCGTAGAAAAGTTCTAAAACTAGAATGGCCTTTGGAGGATAAAAGTGTGTCATGTTAAAACTTGCTCGCTGGCAAAATGGGCCACATTTTCCAGGCATTTTGTTTTCTGTTTTGGCGTTTGCGTTTATCGCGCTTAATCCAAGAGTCGTTAACTTTTTTGATGTGAAGTTGTTTTTGCAATTTCATGAAAAACTTGTGTTCTAATCTTTATATATTTATGAATCAAACCCGATATTAATGCTATGTCTTCTACTGGAATCAGTCCTTCATTATTTAGTTTCATTATGAGATTTAGTTCAGCATTTGGAAATGGATGATCTTCTATTTTTTCAAGTTCGCATTGTCTCATTTTTACTCTTCCTTTTTTGATTTTTCTTGTAGTTCTTTTTTAGAACCCCATTTCATATCCAAAATCAAAGATCCTATCGGAAATTGCATTCTTTCATCAAAATAAGGTTGTCTAAAGTCTAATCGAAAAAATTCACAATCGACGTTATGAATTTTATTTGTTTCTTTCATACATAACATTAATTTTTGTAAAGATTCTGCTATAAGTTTAATATTTCCATATGCCATATCGTGAACGCCTAATTTTTTTTCAAACGCAAATTGTGGTTCATTATCTTCACTCATAAAATGATCCTTATGGGTTTATTGACGGGTTGGTAGCGTTCATTCACGTGACTGGCATTTATTGAATAATGTTTACAAACATCGAAATAATTGGGTAAGTAAGCTGGAGAATCTATTTTCCCATAACTCTCATGAATGTGGCCAAAAATATGAAGCTTAATATTGGTTAAAAATCCCAATTGTGCTGATAGAGAGACTGATCCTGCATATTTGTTTTCAATTGTTCTATCTAAAACTGCAATAGGCGGACTATGTGTAACCAAGATATCGGTATCGTCTGGAATCAATGCCCATTTCTCTGCGAGTTCTTCTTCTGTGTCGCAAGTAAAAGCTTTGCAATGGGGATTCATGCCCTTGAAAGTTTTGGTCCATGGAGAGCCCCAGATTTTAAGTCCTTCGAATTCTGTTCCTGAGTCGCAAAGATAGTCACTATAACCATCAATCCAAAGTGGAAAAGTAATCTTTTCTAATTGATTATCATGATTGCCAGAAATAAAAATTTTTTTGGTGTATTTTTGTGATTTAAACCATTTCTGAAATTCTGCGTATTCTTTGTCAGTATCTCTAGCCGTCAAATCCCCTGCTACGATAAGAAGATCGCCTTCCGGTAAATCGTTGGGATAAAAGCCATGCAAATCAGATATACAAGTTATATCAATTGATTTTCTTTCCAAACAATCTTGCAAAAATTGAGGATTTTCCTTTCCTGGAAGATGTTGAAATGCTGTTCTTTTAGGGACTTCGTTCATTCTTTCTGTCGATTTTGATTTGACATTCTTAATCCTGAAGCTTTTCTTCTAAATATATTCTAGCTATCTCCTCAAGTTCGAGTGGAAAAAGACCTAATACGATTGGAATATCTTCCCGAATGAATGAATGCTCTCCATCTTCTTTTAGAAATTCTATATACTTGTCCAGGGTCATCTCTTTTCCTGAATGTGTCACTCTATGATTTCCTATATATGCCTTAATATTTTTTATAGTGGCAGGCTTCCCTATGTATTTTTTTATATTCTTAGGTGGTTGTAATCTCATTCTAGGCTTGACATAAAATAGGTTTATTGGTGCGTAATTTGGGTTATAGTCTGATAATATATGTTATGAAAGCTTTCGTAAATTTTTTCCATTCTACATCATATTGTAGGCATTGTGGAAAGTGCGTACGCTTTTTATCCAAGTTATGAACATATGTAAACTAATTTATTTGCTTTTTTTGCATTGTCTTCTGGCGTTAGATACTGCAAATTTGAAAGTCTATGCTTCCCCCCCTTGGAAATCGGTATAATATGATCAACATGATATCCTTCAGGACGATTTGCATAGAATTCTTTTATACGCAGCTTTTCTTGTTCTCTTAAATATTTGCGCGCCCTTTTAAAAACCCTCTTTCTATTCTCCGACTTTCTAGCATTTGCTATTTTACCTTTCTCCGATTCATTATATTTCCTTTGAGATTCTTTAAAGGCCTCACGATTTTCCTTAACCCATTCATAGAAATACTCTCTTCTTTTCTTCTGGGTTTCTCTAATGTTTTCTTCTATTTCGGACTTCATCATTTCTTCGCATCTTTTAATGAAGCTAGCATCTAATCTTTCACTCATTAGAATTCTCCAATAAAGGATTTGGTTTCCCTTTCTAAGTGCATTATGGGGGTTGTGGAAAGATTATTAAGATTTAAAGATTTTTCTTTCATTTGGTTTTTGCCCTTTTACATACATAATTGGAAAGCTCTAGCCATTCCTGATTATTTTTTTCCGTGGGATATTTTTCATAGCGTAGCTTCAAAGCCTTTAGCATTTTCTCTTCATACTCACGTAAAAATGATTCAAAGTGAAAATCATCGATATATTTTTCAATTTCAAGGTCAGTTATTTTTTCACTCATTCGGTTTCTCCGGTAAGGGCCTCCAATGTGTTACCCTTCCTTTCTGTGCCCAAGGTATTTCTGTTTCCCATCCATCATCGATATAAAATTTACTTCCATCTGACTCGATATAATAACTCCTATTATCTTTATCGAAACATCCCACTGTTATATGATCATCCTTAGCATGATAGACTAAAACATCGCAATCATCTTTTGGAAGCCTATCTTCAACTTTGATCCACTCGCTTTTTTTAGGAATTTCTAAGGGAGCCCAGTGCGTTGCTTCTCCAAAGCAGGCGCCTTTCACCCATGAATATACGAATTTCCCGTCTTGAAAAATGCCTTCTCCAAGCCAAAGATTATCGGATTTAATTCGAATCATTTGGTTATGCTTTGGCAATCTATCTTCTACCTTTATCCATTCATTCATTAAGATAGGATCGCCCACTAAAAATATTCTGAATATAATTTTATCTGTTTTTATTCTTCCCCATTCCGATGGATCTATTGCATCGTGGTATTCATAAGCATGTTCAAATCCCGGAAGATCATTTAAATAATCTCTATCTTTAACATTACATTTTAATATGCAGGTGTTAGGCATATACTCGAATATACTTGATTTTAGATATAACTAAAAACGAAAACGTGGCCCTTGCGAGCCACGCGGGGTGCTTATGAATGAAATGAACAAGAGTGGGCGCGCTGACAACCAAAAGAGAGTCTTCATCTCTTAACCAGCTGCCCACGAATTCATTGTTAAATCTAAATTTAGATTTTGTCAATGATTGGTTGGTGGAGTCTCAGCTTTTTCAATGTCATCGACTACATCATCTACGACATCTTCAAAAAGTTTAAGTTCTGACATCGGGAACATACAAGCAGAGAGGCCGAGAATTCCAAAGATGCACCAAAGTAGGGGTATCATCAGCATCCCTTCTTTTTCATTTTCTTCCCTTTTTCTACTAGAGCATCCCTTTTCTCATCCTTAGCAAGTACCTTTTTGGTATCTTTTTCTAGGGATTTTTCTTTTTTGATGAGTTTTTTATAGCTTTTGTCCATAAATTCCTTACAGTTCAATACGTTTTAACATGGTTTCTATTAGCTCTTTAATGGTTTTGAGGTGTTTTGCAGTAGTTACAGGCAAATATTTAAATTCTTCTTCTGAGGTGATTAGATAAAGAAGGGTTTCGACGGCTAGAATTTCGCGGTGGATTTTGCCCATGGAAAGGAGCCATCTGCAAAATTGTATGTCGTTTTCGTTCATTTCTTTTTCTTTGGCTTAGCAATGTGTGCGCCTGAGCGTCTCGCAGTGCTCAAGGCAATAGCCACGGCTTGTTTTTGCGGTTTGCCTGCGTTCATTTCAGTCTTAATGTTCGATTTTATGTCAGATTTGCTTTTACCATGTCTTAGAGGCATAAATATTCCTTTGTTAACATAACTTTATCACCGCGCATATAAGCACAATCACAAACATGATAAAAAAAAGCGATCCCGCTATAAAAAACACGCTGCTTATACCCATCTCTTCAAGAGGGTTGCTTTTCCAAAATTGTTTTTTCATAGTTTGATATGCATTTCCAAATGCCTGGGTGTTGTTTAGTGATTTTGTTCAAGGTGGCTCCATACCTATCAGCGAATATGCTTAAAACGTAAGCGGCTTCAAGTTGCATCTTATCTTTGAGCTCCCCTTCTTTGGCAAGAACTTCTATATCAAGACAACTTGCGACCTTTTGCATATCGTCAACTAGCTCGGTAAACTCCTCTGGAGAAAGAAAACTGAGAATTTCCTTCACTTTTTCTTGTATAGATTTTCGGTTAGACATAATACGAATTTCAGTTCTTGGCTCATAGCTGTAATACTTTTTTACGTAAATGCTATATAGCTGCCTATCGTCTTCATAAACAATTTCATTCATGCAGTCAATGTAAAATTTAGCGAAATTATCAAGATCAGGCTTTGAGGTGTGATTATAGATGCCCCAAGAAAGTAGGTTGTTATCTTTCTTAGTCCAGGAAGCAGGCGGTTTGATGAAGAAGTCTATATCGCAGGCAATAGGGCCCTTGAGTGGAAAGTAAACGCTCTTGTATTTTTCCTGAATTTGAGATTTAAGAAACCAGCGGATGTTTTCTTCGGTATCTTGCTGGAGGTTGTAAAAACATTTGGTTTTAGAGGAAAAGCGTGCCCTTAGTTTGGGGAAAGGGGTTCCCATGATTTTAAACTCAATCATCTGTAATCCAATGGACACGCGCAAACTCCGTCCTTCAGGGCGGGGTTTGCGTGCCTTTTTCTGTAGTCCATAATTCCTCCATTTTCTATACTATAGTTGTGTCGATGCGCGAGGATATCGCGATTTCGTAAAGCAAGTTCCCACAGGCAATACTCTCGACATGAGTGCCTGGCGAAAGGTCTGAATAACTTCAGACGGGTCGAAAGTACCTACCGAAGCGATCCTGCAAAACCTGCAGAACGCCGTAGGAATCCTCTTCCTTAAGGGAGAGGAGGATGTCAATTGAATTCCCGCGCAACGATAGGAAACGGTTCGCGGAAAGTCAAACTATTTTAACTTGCAGCCTTTCCTAAAATAAGCGTTCACGCTATTTCAATGCTTGAATTATCCATAATTTCCTGTTTAAATTGAGGAGAATTTCTTAAAGCTTCAATAAAAAGTATTGAGTCTTCCGGGGAAATGATTATTTTTTCTGGCGATTCCTCTAATGTGTTTATTTTTATTCGAAAAGATCGCTTAGTCTCAGTGCCTTTATCATCATCTGAAGCCAAATTGCATTCATTACACATATTCACTCCATCTATTTGAACTATCCGGAATTTCCGGAATGGTCATCTTTAGCATCATTGACCACGTTGTAAAAGCTGAAAGCAAGTAGAAGCAGGACACCTACGCACATGAGAATTTCATAATTGTTCATATGATTTTACTTCTTATATTGGAAAATAAAAGTCCCTAACCGGAATTTCCCTTATCTTTCTTGCCATTTGCCTTTACCCGAATTTGTATAAACTCGCCAAGGTTGTAAGCCTATATGTATCCAGTATTGCGACTCAAAGTCATCAAATATTGTGGGCGCTCTATCAGAAACGATAACCTGAGAGATTCCAAACCAAGGCCCTTCATTTGCCCCAGGA